ATCTTCTGCTTGGGGTGCGTTTTCGTTGTCAGACATTTAAGTCTCCTTTTAGTAAAAAGGGCCGAGGGGGTGGGATACCTCCTCGGCCCATTGTTGCCCAGAACTACCGAGGCTGTCGTCCGATCAGCTTGCGGAAGACCAGTTCTTGATGATGGCGTGAGGCTTGGCTTGGAGCATCTCCAGACCGCACTCAGTCATGTACATGTGCTTCATGCCGTCGAAGTCGTTGTTCTGGATGTCGCGCAACAGTTGGGTGTCGCGACCTTGAAGGTAGCGATACTTCAAGTTGGGCATGTCCAGAACCACCATGGTTTGTTCCATGTTGGGGATTTGACGGAACATGGGGTGCATGTACACGAGCAGGTCGCCTGCAAAGGTGGTGTAGCGCGTGAACGAGACACCGTAGGCGTTGTCCACTTGGGTAGGCTGCCAACGGTTCTTGCCGATCTCCATCATGTTGGAGATGACGCGAGAGCCGCAAAAGGCAACCTTTTCGGTGGAACCATAAGCGAACAGGTTCTCGATCAACAGGCGGTCGAACTCTTTCTCCGTGATCTTGTTGGCGGTTGCGAAGCCAGAGGCAGCGTCATAGACGTTGGTGATTTGGCTCAACAAGCCGCCAGTGAAGCGGGTGGGAGTTGCGGTGCTGCCGTTCTTCTCGTGACGACGACCGAAGAACATTGCGCGTTCGATGTCGGACATGTGCAGCTTGAGCGCCTTCGTCAGTTGCTCTTGCTCCTTGTCGCCAGTGCGCAAGTAGGTGTTCTTCAAAGTACCGCTGATCTGCACCGCAGTCTTGAAAATCTGGGTGTAGTTGTAGTCAGTGGTAGGGTCGAACGACACGGGGGTGGGGCTAGTGCCACCTTCCTGATCTGCAAAGCCAGCAATGACGAGGTCGTCGTTGTCAGAAATGGTGAAGGAAGTGCCACCAATGTTGCGCTCAACAGTGATGGTGTTTGCACCAGTGTTTGCGTCAGCACTTGCACGCATCAATTCACCAGTATGGGTGTTGTAGATCAGAGTGCCAGCAACAACGTAACCTTCGTCGTTGCTGTTGTCCACGGTGATGGTCGTGGCGCTGGAGTTGTAACCAGATTGGTCGTTGACCTTTAGAACGCGGTTAGGCAATTCGTCGCGGAAGTGGTTGAACTTGGGGTCATCGGTAGATTCCGAGCCAGCCATTGCAAGCAGAGCTTGCAGGGGTGCAGTACCGTTCGGCTCCAAAAGAGTGAACAGTTCGCGATAGTTGGTGGGTCGGAAGTCAGCCGAAAACTGACCCGTCCCACGCAGTCCGGTGATAGCAGCCATGTTTGTTACTCCTTAAAAAGTTGATGGCATTGGTTTGCGTGTTTCCAGTCTTTCGACTCAACTCCAACCAGATTAGCGTGCAGCATTTTGGTCTCGTCTCGTCTTTTCTCATGACCCACATTTGAGGCCGTAGCGTCTGTGGGACATGAGACAATTTTTTACCATAAATGAGAATCCGTCGTCCCTGTTACGCCATGTTTCGTTTCTTCATGATGTCTTGGGTGACGGTGTCAATAAAGGCTTGGTTGGCGTCTGCGGCGGGAGCGCGACCATTGGCGGTCGGTTGCGTGCCGACGTTGCCAGTGAAAGCTGTCCGACGCTGGGCCATCAAGCGCAAGCGTTCCATCTCACCAGAGTTCATGTTGTTCCGAAAATCGGACACAACCTTGTCAGTGAGACGAGGGTCAACAAAGTCCTCGATGGTGTAGCCACGTTCAAAGGCGTAGGTAAAGAAGTCGTTTTCGGCTTCGTCGGGAAGTTGATACCTCTGTTGGGCGCTGTTCAGATTATTGGCTGCCATTGAGCGCATGTTCTGAACTTGCGCTTGGTGGGCATCAACAACTTGCTGCTGAACTTGGCCTTGTACGCCTTGAGCCTGCTGAAGAATCTGCATCATCATCTGCTTCAGTTGGGCATTGTCGTTTTGCAGTGTGGTCATTTGAGCCGCTGCTTGACGGTAGGCCGGAGGCAAAGAGATTGCGTTTTCTTGCTCCCATTGCTGCATAGCCATTTCCATGTCATGCGGCACTGGAAGGCCAACTTGCGTTGGTTGAGTAGGTTGACCGCCCATTTGAGCGTTGTGAACCATGGCGTTCAGTGCCGTCTGCACAAGTTGAACCACTTCGGCTGGGCCGACTTGGTAGCCTTGCGCGGCAGCCGCCTCCTGAATCTGGGTAGCCATTTCCAGTAGTTGCTGGTTGGGAGCCACTTGCGTTTGATGGCGATAGTTGAGATCGCGGTAGCGTTGGAATGTGTCCTTGATCTGGTTGGGCGACAGACGACGGGTTTGTCCGTCTCCGAAGTCCACGTCGATAAAAGTCATCGCCTCCATGTTGGACTTGTCGCCCTCAGTTTGAGGTGACGCAGTCGCAGCCGCTTTTTCCATAGCGGTCGGTTTTTCTTGTGGGTTCTTTGGGTCTGCACCGGGCGTGTTCATCGCTTGCTGCTGCGCTTGAGCGGCCTGCTGCTGCGCGTCTTGCATGCCTTGTTGTGCAGTGCCAAGCGTTTCGGCGACGACGCTGTCGATGAAAGTTTGGTCTTGCTGTTGGTCAATACCTGCCATTTTTTTCTCCTTGTCAGCCGTAGCGGACGTTACATGCCAGCCGTAGCGGGCGGTTCTATGGTGCTGCCAGTGGGTTCCTTCGACATTGCTGCTTCCATCAGCACGTCGTTCTCAAGACGAAGTCTCAAGGCCATTGGCAGTTCGAGCAATCGGCGAGCAGCCCACATGGCTCCTCTCCGAAAATTGATTTCTTCTAGCGTCATGTTCGGGGACTCGGCAATGTTGTAGGCGGCACGCAGTATGTCGTCTTGCATAGCCTGCTTTGCGTAGGCCCAGCCTGCGCTTGCTTCGAGTTCTTGGACGGCTTTCAGCGCGTCCTTCGGTTTCATTTGCCCCATTTGGTGTATGCCCCTAGAGCGATCACGCTGAGAACACCAAGCGTGACCCACTTGACGAATGTTGCAAGCATGGTTTTCCTGACGTCGCGCCAGCCATCAATGAGGTCACGCAGGTCGGCAATGTCTTTTCCAGCATTGTCGTCGTGAAGGCCAACTTCTCTGAGGGCTTGTTGTGCGCCTTCGCGTGCGGCTTCTTTGAGGAGGGTTTGAAGTTTTTGTTCATCCAGTTCCATGTTAATAGTCCACATTGTTGGCGTCCCAAAAAATGACGGGAGTCTCTAAAGGTTCGGTCGTTGCGTATTCCTCTACGCAGATTTGAGGCATCATAGCCAATGTATCGCCACCATCAAAGCGTTTGATCCAGCTTGGTAAACCGGCTTGATCGTCGAGCAAGTAGATGTTGGCTCTGAAGTAGCCGTTTGGCTGGTGGTTCACGACGCGCCAGCGCACTGGACGCTGCCTTCCTTTGCCCCAAGACGGAACCTCTGTTTTGAATACTCGGTATCCGTCTGAGTCGTACTCTCGATGGAACTCATGTCCGTAGGCTTCCTCTCCAAACTGCCACATGTAGCGGAACATCATGTAGTCGTTTCTGACGGAAGTTCCATCTGAGGCAGAGCCGCCACGATACAGGTAGCAGCCAACACGAACTCTAATGATGCTGTTGTCTGAGACGGGCGTGTAGTTTAGATACATGCCACTGGGGAGCGACGCGCCCGGAGCATCCGGTCTGTCGTAGTCATTACTGATGGTGGCAAGGCGCGGCTTTGGCGTGTTCATGAACAAAGAAACTCGACGCAGCAAGTTTCCGACTTGCCGCTCCTGAAGGAGTGGAGAGTCGTGCGATGCGTGAATCGAGTTCTGCGCAAACATGGTCAGAAATCCAAGTTCTTTTCATCCCAGCGCATAACGGCTGGTTTCCCGGGTTCAGTGTTTTCCCACTCTTCAATCGTGAAGCGACGCAAGAACGCATCAATGCGAGAGCCAGTGAAGGCGGCGTAGCTGTCACCCGGGTGAAGGTTAACCGTGTTTCCGTCCCAGCTTGCAGCGCGAATTGAGACGGGTCTCGTTATACCCTTGCCCCAAGACGGCATATCCCACGTCCACTCGTCAACTGAGTCCATCGCGTAGGCGGTCTTGTAGTAGGTGTTAATACCTCGACCATCAACCTCGCAGTCGATTGAGTAGCGCTGGTATGTCGTATCGCGGTAAATGTAGCCAGAGCACACGACGCGAATCAGGCTGTCTTCTGCAACGGGGGTGTAGTTGATCCGCCAGCCATCAAAGTGTTTTGCGTTTTGCTGGAACCAACATGAGTTGCCGCTGAAGTTGGGAAGCCCAACTCCATTGTCAATGTCTGGTTTAGCTGGTCGAATAAAACACAAGCGCCGAAGGCAGGTGTACCCTTCCTCCCGGCGCTCTGTTTGAGACGACGGCACTCCTGCGAAGATGTTGTAGCCGTCAGCCATCTAGGCTCTCCTTATGCCAAGCCGACTTCTACCTTGGTCGCTTCGCGATCACGGAAAAATGCTGGGCAGTATTTGGCTACTGAGTCGAGTTCCTCTTCGTCAGTGATGACCGACCAACCGATTTCGGCAGGCTGCTCTGGGATGGTCACGTCAGTGTCAATGAAGAAGTAACACTTCCCATTGACGCCATTCATACCAAGAGAGACGAAGCCTTCGGCGACATTGCAGTGTGTCCTGCCGTCAGGGGATTTGTATCCGTAGATTGCCATTTGTTTTCTCCTTAGACAATAATCTGCATTGGCGTGTATGTGTTAGCGCCATCGGGGCGACCAGACATGTAGTTGCCTGAGTCGTAGCCGCACCAGTGAACCACGCCCTCTTCATCGAGAGCCATCCATGCGTTTTCAATCGTAGCGCCGGAGTGGTAGCCTTGAACGGAGATATGGCGGATGTGGTTACCAGCTCGGTTGGTGAAGCCTACGCGACCGTACTGTGTTTGTGGGCTTGCTGTATTAGGTCGAGCAAGGGTTTGTTGTTGGTGACCTGCGGTAAACGCAGCACCATTGCGGCGGTTGATGCGGTCGTTTTTATTGGCATGCGCCAATACGACAATGTTGTTGTAGTAGTAGCTGGTGCTGGTTGTTTGACCCGCCCACTGAACGTCAGATACCCACTGAACCTTTTGGTTCAGCACAGGGACTGCGCGGTCAGTCGTATCGCCAAGACCAAGCAAGCCGACGTTGTTGCGACCCCATGTGTAGAACGTGCCGTCTTCGCACAGGGCAGCAGACGAACCGTAAACACCGCCGCCACACCAGCAGTCGATCACGCGCTTGTTAGTGTCGACGCCAATGACGTTGACTTGGGTTGGGGTGGAACGAGAGGTAGCTGAGTTGTCGCCCAACTGACCGTAGCCGTTGTAGCCGAACGAGTAGAGGCGACCATCGGCACGAAGGGCGAGAGTCCAGCCGTTTGCGTTGGATGAGTCACCGCAGATTGCAACCTTCACAACAGCGCCGCCAATATTACAGAGAGTCGGTGTAGAAAGGTTGGTTACCGTGCCGTTGCCGCACTGACCAGAAGTGTTCAGACCGCAAAGGTAAAGCTGGTTGTCGTTGGTGATGAAGGCAACGTGGAAGCCGCCAGTGCGCACGCAGCGGACGTTTTGGTTGAAGACCGTGATCTTAGTTGGGGTAAGGCGGTTGTTTGTGTCGCCGTGACCAAGTTGACCATAGTTGTTGTGGCCCCAAGAGTAGACATCTCCGTCCTCCATTAAGGCGTAAACAGACAATGCGCTTGCACCATGGAACTGAACATGCAAATAGCGCACGGGGCCAGCATCAATAGGAAAATCAACCTTGCGGAAGAAGGCACGATTAGAAACGCCGCCATCGCCTTGTTGACCTTGAACGCCATAGCCAGTGCTGTAAATCGTGCCATCAGTGGTGACGACTGCGGTGTACTCGTAGGCTGAGACGACCTGCTTGATGTCAAACATTTCGTCTTCGGAGAACTCAATGCCTTCGTTCGTGTAGTTGTAGAGGGAGGGTCGGTACGGAATGCGAGCAGTGCCAGAGATGTCGCCGTTACGACCGCTTGAAGGCGAACCCCAAGTCCAGAAGCCGCCATCAAACGCAACAACTGAGCCGCCGCGATATGCGTAGCCGGGTTCTTGTGCAACGTCCCAAGTGCCTGCGTTGGCTGCAACAGGGAAAGTTGTGGCGTCTTCGATGTAGTTGCCGAGGCGGTTGGTCGGGACTGTGGAGATGGTGACCGGGGTAGCGGCTTGGCTACCGTCGGCTTGGGTGTACTTGCCGCCTTTGTTGACGGAAAGGTCGGGGTTCATGCCGACGTAGTTGTTGTTGAGCGCCTTGATGCGGGTGTGCGGTTTTGCGCCGGAGAACTGCCAAGACGGAGCACCGCTCTTGATGGTCAGTTGCGAGCCTTCTGCGCCAGCGCCAAGACGGGCCTGAGCGCCGCCAGCGAAGACGACCATGTCGCCATTGGTTGTCATGGGTGTCGTCAAAGCTGCCGTGATGGCGGCAATGTCGACCACGAACTCAACATCAGTGCCGTCGCAATAGAGCCAGCCACGCTGGCCTGCTGCAATACTGACGTAGTCAGTCTGAGTTGCAGTCTTGACGCGGAGGGGAATCGTCATGCGGTTATCGACGACGCTCGACCAGCCACGGTTTGGAGCGATGACGCTGACGTAGCTGGCGGTCATAGTGCCGGTGTCGGGCTTGACGACTATGACTTCCTTTTGGACTTGGTCAGTCGTCAGTGTGATGACTGCTGTTCCGGGGGCGGGCTGAAGGATGATTTCCGCAGGGCGAGCAGCGGTGTCAATCAATTCCAAGAGCGCGTCTGCGCCCATGAGGCGTTCGACTGCGGTGGAAAGGTAGACAAGGTCTCGCGGAGTTGCGGACGATGCGCCAGTGGCTGCGGCTAGAGACGTGCCACGGGTCTTGATGGTTTCTACGAGTTCGCGAAGCGATGCTGTTGACATTTTTGGCTCTCCTTAAAGCACGTCAATTCCGAGTAAGGCATATTCCTCAAGCAAATCCAAACGAGGCTCTGATTGCGCCCGGAATAGTTGAACCTCTGATAGCAACGCATTGCCGTCGAAGATCATTGACCATTTCGTTTGATCGAGAACCGCGCCCCCTGTATGAGAATATAGACAAACCCATACCTTGTCGTCGTCCTCGACCATGTCGAGACGATTGTAGGACTCGCCGGAGGCGTATGGCCCCTTCTGGCGGAAGAAATATTGGTTGGTGTTGATCCACCCTGCGTTTGGATCGGTGAATGTGCCGAAGCGACTTTGGACGTATCCCGTTGTCTCGTTTACCCTGAATTGAAGAGTGGTTGGGTTAAGCGATCCGGTGGCGTCAAAAATCTTGTCGAGCAGTGCGGGCAGCGTGATGTCGCCCTTTTCGCACGCTTCGAGGTAGGTGTCGAGGATGTGAACTCCCGTTCTGGATGAACGCAGTTCAAGTTGCTCGCCTTTTGGTCTGGTAAAAGCCATTATTTCACCTCGTGCTCTTCGATGAACATAAGCAATTTGGCCTTAGTTAGTGTGAACTTGTCGTCCTCCTTGTAGCGCTTCTGAAGATACGCCACAGTGTCGGACAGTGTTTGTATTGTGGCACAGTGCTCACATGCGTTGGATTGCGGAGCCTGCTGCGGAATTGCGGCGATGGCTTCTTGGATGAGCGCCTTGATGTAGGCGCGACCGTTTGGGGTCAAGCCAGACATAGACTCAAGTTGCGATGCGCGTGGGGTCGTCATCTTTTACCTCCTTGTGCTTGGCTCAACGGAATGATGTTGCCCTTCTGGGCTTCGGCGGCAATTTGTTCTTCCGGCATGACAGAAGCGCCGCGCATTTTTTCCATGAGCGCCATTTGCTGGGAAGGAGACGGGCCTTGGGCCTGATCTTCCTTGGTGATTTTGAATTGGTCAAGGTCGCTTACGCCCATGGCGCGGATGGCCTCTTCGGCAATCTTGCCCATCTTGTATTCCATCTGGAGGCCGGACTGCCCCATGATCTGGATCATGTTCAGCCACGTCTCAGCGTTGCGGGTTGGCTCGATTGGCAGCGTGCCGTCTACGACGAGGTAGTCGATTTCACCTTGGAGCATAGTGGAGTCGTAGTCAACATAGCCGTCTTGAACCATGCGGGTGAGTTCGGACGGGGCGTCTTGCTGGTTGAGACGAAGACTGCCCTCGACATTCAGCGCGTCTTGAATGTTGGCGACCATCATGTTGACCATGGGGCGCACGGTGGTGGCAGACATAACGCGAGCCAAAACGCCAAGGCGCTGAGAACCGAGTTGCGTCAGGCGCTGGATTTCCGTGGCGGTGCGGATACCGTCGCTGGTCGGCACACCTTGCTGGGCGTCGCTGGCAGCGGAGATGCGCTGCTTCAGGTCGGACATGGCGGCAATGTCGTTCCAGTGACCACGAGTGACGTCTGGAATTTCTGCGATGAAGACACCATCACCGGGCTTCGCCCCCGGCATGGTGCGGACGACACCCCACGGGTTGCGGTCGATCAGGTCAGGCACGGAAACCTGCGTTGGATCGACAAAGACGAGGTTGTTCAGGGCCGCCTGCACGTTGTCAATTCGGCTGCGCAGCAGCCAAGTCGAAACTTCGTGAAGCGGGAGCAACAAGTCGTAAAGCGACTGGCTGTAAGTTTTATGGCTGTCGTAGTACAGGCCGCCAATGGTGGTCGGGAACTGCTGACCGTATGGGTTCAGTTGGAAGCGGATGACGGCGTGCTCGTCCAAGACGGCGCAGACCAGCCAGATTTGTTCAATGCTCGGAATACCAATCTCGTATCCGTTGAGACGAATCCAGCACTCGTCGAGCGTGCGGGCCGGATCGAGGGTGAATTGATAGCCGTTGGAACCTGAGTTGCGGTCGATGGACTGATTGATGTTTAGGCCACGGCCTTCTTCTTTCCAGTAGTTGTGTGCGTCCCACCACGTTGCACGATGGATGGATTTGCGCAGACCGGGGTACTTGTTGAGCTTGGGATACAGGCCACTGGAGACCAGTGCATTCGTTGAGACGAAGTCGCTGAAGATGATGTACTGCATGCGATCCCACTCACCCCAGTTGACACGGGGATCAGGGAAAACCCTACGGGGATCGAAGTTGATGATCTGGTTCGAGTTGGACTTTGCGTCCCAGACAATCTTGGTCGGGGCAAAGCCGTAGCGCAGGCTGTCGAGCAGAAGCTGGGCAATGCGGGCTTCGCCAGCCGTGCGGCGCATCTGCTGATGCAGCATGCGTTCAAGGATCAGGGAAGCGCGGCGTGACTTGCGGTTCAGACCCTCCAGTTGGAACATGGGGTTACGCCCAGCCAAGGCCGCCATCTGGTAGGTGAGGACGGTGTCGGCGATGGCGCGGGTGTCCGCGATAACGACTTTTTCACGAAATTTTGTGGTATCCGCCGGAACCCACACGTCGTGAGCGCGGTCTGCGTCACGCCAGTGGTCGTAGCGGCGGCGGATGCGATCCCATGACATCTTGGAGCAGGCGCGAATAAAGTCGATCAGCTTGCGCTCTTGCTCGTCCGTGAGCAAATCGGAGATGTCGTTGTAGTCCATCAGGGCATTGACGTGCTCTGATAGGTCAACGATCAAGTGATCTTCTGATTGTCTGATGTCACGGTAATTCATGGTCTGTTTATCCAACAAGTTGGGGTGATCTGTCGTCCTTACAGTTCGCCCCACGGTTTCCATTCATGCGCTTTTTGCTTGCCTATATTGTCCACCCAAGGCCCGTTGTTTGATTCTTGGAGGGGCTTGAACTGGGAATACAAGGATGCGGCAACGTCGATTGGCGCGTTGATGAGTGCCGTTCCAACACCGCCCATGCGAGACAAAATGTCTAGGCCCATTGACAGGGCGTCAACTTGGTCGTCGTGTTTGCCGGACGGGAAAGACTGGCACTCGTTCATGAAGTCGTCGAGCCATGGGGCATTTTCTGGAACAAATACGCGACCGCCTTCGATGAGTGGGGTGACGGCGTTGACCCGGGAAACTTTGTCGGTCGAGACCTTGTAGGGTATGACCGACAGGCCGGAAGCTGTCTTGAGTTCCTGAATAAGGGATTGGCCCGAGGCTTTGTCTTCAATGTAGAAGCCTCGTAGGCCACGGCCCCGCCATAGAGTGTTGACTGAGATGGCGCGGCGCTTGAGTTCTGGGAAGTCGTATTTGTTACGGATGACGTCTAGCAGGTAGATGTCGCCGGATGCGTCCATGCCAAGGATCATGAGTACCGAGTAGTCGGACTGTTCTGTTTTCTTGAAGGCGGTGTCGGCGACGACGATGACCGTGGTCGGGCGTACTAGCTCTGGGTTGTAGGTTCTCCACCAGCCAGCTTTGATGAGGTTGCCGCCAGCGATGTAGGGCGACTGCTGGTAAAGGGAGGCGAACTCACGCTGGTCAAGACGACGACGGCGCTGGAGTTCTTCAAGCGGGAAGCGTGCAGGCCACAGTGCTTCTTCTTTAGTTTCGCGATAGTAACGCTTGCCGGGGGCAACCGTTGATAGTTTTCCGGGTGCGACATAGCGTGGGTCATCCTCCGGTAGTTCTGTGACGGGACGCTTCTCGCCACCTACTTCTTTGATGGCAGGGAAGTTGATGTGATGCCAGAGGCCGTCCTTCCAGTCCTCGGTTTCTATGAGACGACCGGCGACATCGTCTGGATGCCAGCGCGTAAGGATGACGATCTCTATTGCAGGGGAGCCGTCAGGCTCCGGCTGTTTACGAGTGGTCAGTGCAGAAATGTAGTAAGACCACGTTTTGTTTCTTTGGCTCGCGGAGTCGGCTTCCTCTCGGGCCTTGACAGGATCGTCGAGAAGAAGGAGCGTCGCCGCTCGGCCAGTCGTCGAGCCACCAATACCTGTGGCGAAATAAGTGCCATTAAAAGAAGTGCGCCAGTCGTCGACAGCCCTACTTTCTTCCGACATTCCGAAGTCTTTGAATGCTTGGCTAACGAGCGGTTCACGCGCCAGATCGCGAACTTGGCGTCCAAACGTCTTAGCCAAGTCCTGATTGTATGAAGTGGAGAGGACATTACGAACAGGCTTTCTTGCAAGGTAGTAAACAGGGAACGTGACTGTTGCGAGGAAAGACTTGGCATGCCGTGGCGGCATGGTGATAAGAAGGCGGGTGACTTGCTTGCCGTCTTTGTTTGTCAGTGTGCCCTTCTCAAGAGCGTCGAGCGCATCCATCAGTTCGTAGTGGAAGTCAGCCCAAATTAGGTCTGGGTAGATGGCGTGAACAAACTCACGAAAAGAGGTCTGCGCCTTCTTGAGGCGCAGTAAATATTTGGCAGCTTCTTGTGGTGATACCTGCATCAGAAGAGCTTCTTGAACAACACTTGAAGGTTGACGTTGGGCTTTTGATCCATGGAGGTTTTGTCATAGCGACCGCCGATGGACAGCGTACTGTCTTTGCCGCCAACGCCCTGCATGTTGAAGTTTGCCCCGGCGGACGTTGCGTTCATTGTCTGGCCCTCTTCCCCGGGCATATTGCGCATGCGGGAAAGGTAGGCGTTGATGGTTCCATTCCTGATGGCTTGCTCAAAACTGAGACGGAGTTCGTCCATGGATGGGCCACCGCCTTGAGGTTTGTCTGATCGGTTGTATTCGCCGGTGAGCATGCCAACGCCAGCATCGTTGAAGACAGGGAGACGACCGCCAACTGCAACACGACCGGGCATCATGCCGCCGTATGACTCTTGCATCTCATTGCGACCCTGAACAATTCCGGGCGAGTCTCGTCTCACATAGTGATCGACAGGAATGTCGAGCGGATTGTTCATCGAGATGTAGGGATTGTGCTGCCCATGTTGGCGTCTGTTCTCGAACATGCCGGTGGCTCTGAGGCCATAGTCCATGCTTGAGCCGCCATCTAGTGTTCGATTGACACCGACGTCTGAGAAAAGCCGGTAGCCAGACTGCATGGATTGGTTGTTGGCTGCAAGATCAAACATCGGAGTCAAGTTTGTGCGCAAGAAGGCCACCATATCTGGTGTCAACTCGATGTTCATTGCTTGATTGAGGTTCAGCTTGGAGAGGTCAACCTCGCTGGGGTTCAATCTGCCGCGCTCAGACTGACTGTTGTATGGCATCTTTTTCCTCCTGAGAGTCGCGACGGTTCAGAGTCTCAACTACCTCTGCATCGCTGATGTCGTCAGTATCCTCCATCGTCTCATCTTTGTCTTCCCTTTCAGACTGCTCGGTCGCTTGCATGGCGATTTGTTCGAGTTCCTCGATTGTGAGTTCGTGGGTTTTCTTGTTCTCGATAGTGTGCTCGTTGAACGTGTGGTGCAGGTCAGGCATGACCTTGTTGAGCATCATGCCGAAGAGACGAACTTGTTGGTTTGACCAGTTGCGGTCGCCATTGAGGACTTCGCGGACGGTCGGGATGTTTGTGCGCACGATGTCCAGAACCGAGCGCCGGACTCGGTCAACCTCGATTGGTGTCACGGCGGGCAGACCGCCGGTGCTTTGCGTGATGCTGCGATTTTTGCGGACGTTCGGCATGCTTTTTTCTCCTTCTTCCTGTCTCGTTATTGTGACCGAGTTTTCATTTTTTGGTGCGAAATTTTGAATGGCAGGGCATGGCATGAGGCTAAGGCCGTCGGCGGGATGGGGTCTCCCCCCGGGGGTGCGCCCATGGGACGCGCCTTGCGGTGCATGAAGCGTGCATCTGCGAGGCTAAGTCGTTGATTTTTCACGGTTTTCGTCTCCCATCGAGGGACTTTGCGGTGGCTCGCGTGCCCCTGCGTTTCGCACGGGTGCGCGAGGTGGGCAAAAAATGGGCCTCGCGGGCGCTTACGCAATCATGACGCGGGCTTACGGCGCACGTCGTCCTCCCAGAGGGAGGAGGAGGGCGATTGGGGTCAGCCGGTTCGGTTGACAGTTCGGTCAGCCGTTCCGGCACACGCTCCGGCGTGCGCCTGATTCCCCCAGAGGGGGATAGGGGGCAGTTGGAGTCAGCCACTTCCGGCAACGGTCGTGTCACCCGCATGTGACACACAACGGACTCGAAGGAGAATGCTATGTCCTCAATCAAACTCGCCAACCTCAAGGCTTCCGACCTCATCGCGCTCGCCAAGGGCGCGACCTCTGTCGCCGACATCGACCCCGTCGTCGCGGAGTTCGAGCGTCGCATCACCACGCGCACCGCGAAGGCCAACGCCGCCGCGTCCGCAGGCAAGGG